AATCAGACCGGCGTTGAAGGCCATATGATGCTGGCGAATGAAGAATGGGGCGATCCGCTGCCGTTCTCCGATGTTGTGCCGGACCCGATGCCGCATCGGTGGCGCGGCGGGTCGCTGTATGATGATCTCGCTGATATTCAGCAAATAAAGACGGTTTTCCTGCGCGGTTTCGCGGATAATTTGTATTGGGCAAATAACCCGCAGCGGGAAGTGGTCATTTCCGCGGTTGACCCGGCCAGCATGGAGGAGCTGTATAATCCGACCTATGGCGGCAACGTGTTTGTCAAGCAGGCTGGTGTCGTCAATACCTTGCCCGTTCCGTTTATTGCCGACAAGCTGACGGTTGGGCTGGATTGGTTTGACAAAATCCGCGAATTTCGTACTGGCGTATCAGCGGCGACGGCTGGTCTCGATCCTGAGACCTTGCAGAATCAAACCGCGATGGCCGCGAGCCTGGCATCGGCAGCCAGCCACGCCAAAAACGAACTGCGCGCCCGCAATTGCGCGGAAGGCGGCATCAAGCGGATGTTTGGTTGCCTCTTGAAGCTGATAACGCAACATCAGGACAAGACCAGGACGATCAAGCTACGCGGCGAATGGGTCGATATGAACCCGAATTCCTGGGATGCCGACATGAACGTTATTGTTAATGTTGGTCTTGGCTCCGGCTCGCGCGAGCATGATGTCGCGATATTGCAAGCCATTAGCCTGGAGCAGAAAGCGATTATCCAGGGCTTGACGCCAATGGTTGCGGCGCAGTTTGGCATGGGGCCGGATGTTGTGTTCGCGACCGACCGCAAGATGGTCGAGGCGGCTGGGCTGAAATCGCCGGAAACCTATTTCCCGGAGATTTCAAAGGACGATGTTCAGCAATTGATGCAACAGATGTTGCAGCAGCAGCAACAGGCGCCGGACCCGAAAATGGCCGAATCGCAGGCTAAAATCCAGGTAATGCAGCAAGAAGCTCAGGCTAAGGCGCAGGCCGACCAGCAACGCATGGCTACGGAACAGCAGGCCAAGCAACAGCAGGCGGCGTTGGATTGGCAGCACAAACAGCAGCAATCCGAGATTGATAATCAGCACCGCGAACGCGAAATCCAGATGAAGGGCGCGGCCATGGTGCAAGAGCTGAATATGAAGCATCAGCTCGCCCTTGAGCAGGCGCAGCGCGATTTCGCGTTGAAGCAGCAAGAAATGCAGGCTGGCTCAGAACTGAAGCTGCGCGAGCTTCAGATGGAGGCTGAGCTAAAGCGCGAGGAAATGAAGATGCGGCCACAGCAAGAGCCCAACATTCAGCAGGCTGAGACGTGACCGAAGCCGAATTGCGCCGCCACGCCTCTGAGGCGCAAAACCTGCTAAGCGCGCCTGTCTTCCGTGACGCCCTGAAGGCGCTGGAAGACGAGACGATCGAAGAATTGCTCGCGACTAAGACAATGTGGCGTTGGGGCGACCGCAAGCGGCGGGTGCTGGCTGACCGGGTCAATGCGATCCGCGATCTAAAGCACCGCCTGGAGATAGCGGTGCAGATGGGATTGCACGCGGCTGAGCGGGCAAGGTTGGGGATTTAGTCGTCGGGTTCCTCGTGCTCGTCGTGTGCTGCTAAATACTCTTCCTTAGAGACTACTGTTGGCACGCCGTTAACGTACACGACAAATCGCGTCCCGTCGTTAAGCCGCCGCCATTCGGCGTGGTTGTCTTCTTCGTGGAATTCGCTGATTAGCGTCTGTTTCTGAGGGGCGGAGACGTCCACCAGCAGGCCGCGCTTATGCAGTGCAGCCACTTTATCCGCCAAGTTCTTCGTAGCTTCGATCATGAATCGAGGCAGTTCAGTCGCGGCCATTAACGCCTCCACCGGAATTCCAGCGCCTGCGGGCGCCGCATTAACGGATAACCCATGTCTGACAATACCACCGCTGCGCCTGTGGGCGCCAGCGAACAAATCACTGCGCCTACAGATACCGGCCCGACGGACCGAGCCTCTGCGGTGGCTTTGTTGGCCGGCCTGGATACGCCGCCCGAGGCACCGGCTGCGGCCACGCCCGAGGCGAACACCCAGGAGCCCGTTGAAACGCCAACCGAAGAAGCACCGGCTGAGGCCGCTGCGGCAGATGAAGGCGAAGACGCGCCGACCGAAGAGGTCGCTGCGACAGAAGACACTGACCCCAAAGCTGACGATGAAGAGCCCGAAGTCATCATCCACGGCAACGCGATGCTCGTCCTGCGGGATGGCACCAAAGTGCGTGCGAGTGAGGCGCGTAAGGCAATCGGCACGCTGCGGGAATACGAAGCTAAGGTTCCTGATCTAGCCGCCACTGCGGCGAGAATCCAGGAACGCGAAGCACAACTCGCCCAGCAAGAGCAGACCGTCCAGAATGCGTTGGCGCAAGCCTACCAAATCGTTAATGCCTACATTCCGCCCGCACCAGACCCGGCTCTCCGTCACGCTGATTTTATCGGCTACATGGAGCAAAAGGAGCTGCGTGAGGAAGCCCTGAATAATCTTCGCCAAGTACAAAGCGCTGCCGAGGCCGAGCAAGCTCAGCACTTGCAGAAATCGGAGCAGGCCCGCGAGGCCGAGCGCAAGGCAATGCTGGAGCGGAGTTACAAGACGCTTAGCGAGAGGGTCCCCGGTATCGATAGCCCTGAGGGGCTCCAGAAATTCTACGGGGATATCGCGAAAGCAGCCGCGCCTTACGGTATTTCGGCCGAAGAGGTCAACAATACCGTGCATGCGCCGTTGCTGCACATGGTGCATGAGATGTCGAAAGAGGTCGCGGCCTATCGAAAGCTCATGGCGCAGAAAGCAACCGCAGAGGTAAAGGCAAAAGCGGCGCCGCCGGTACAACCCCCGGGGCGTAGGGTATCAGCGGAACAGGCGGCAAATCAGGCATCGGACACTCAGCTCAGGCAGTGGCGAGACAGCGGGGCGTCGCGCGCAGGTGCGGCGGCCATCCTTGGCAATCTCGATTAGGAACTGTCTCTCATGGCAATTATTACCAATACCTACCAATCTACTTCTGGTGCATCCAAACAAAATCGCGAAATCATCATTCGCGATACGATCGAACGTGTGGACCCAGCAGAAACGCCGCTTTTTTCTATGATCGGCCGGGCGCCGAATATCGATGGCGTCGATCCGAAATGGGTGCAAAGCTCGCTGGCCACCCCGAACCCTGACAACGCACAAGTTGAAGGTGACCAGTACACGTTTAGTGCAGTGAACCAACCTGCCCGCGTGGGGAATTATACGCAAATCTTCTGGAGAACATTTGCAGTATCGGATTCGCAGAACGAGCTTCTGAAGGTCGGCCCGAAAACCGAAGTGGGTCGCAACCGGATGGAGAAGGGCCTGGAACTCCGCACCGACATCGAGGTGTCGATGCTCAGCAACAACCCATCCGTGGGTGGTCTCACTCGTAAGAGTGCTGGATTGCGAGCCTGGACGGCAAGCAATGATGTGTTCTCCGCCGGGGGCGCAAGTGGAGGATTCAATGCTGGTACGGGGGTCGTCGACGCGGCGACCAACGGCACAGCACAACGCGCTTTTACAAAGGCATTGATGGATGCCGCGCTACTTGCGACGTACACCGCGGGCGGCAATCCAACATTGTGTATCTTGTCGCCCTACGCGAAGTCGGTGTTTTCTGGCTTCATGTCGGATGCCAGCGTCGCACAGCTTCGGGTTGCGACATCGGCGAAATCGGCGGCAACGATCGTCGGTGCGGCCGATGCGTATCTCAGCGATTGGGGACTCATCGATTTCGTGCCCGATCGCCAGCTTGCACGGGCCGGGGCGGCATACGCGCGCAACGTGTACTTCATTACTCCGGATAAGCTCGAAAAGGGTTTCTTCCGGGATATCCAGGAGGACACGGATCTCGCGTCGAACGCGGATGCCGAGCTGTTCGTACTAAAGTGCGAGTTCGCGCTGATTGATCGCCACGAGAAAGCCCATGGCGTCGTGGCCGATATTTTCGGAATGACATCGAGCACCTAGTTCGGCGGCATCAACAACAGCGTCGATAGGGTCGGGCCAAGCTCGCTTGGCCCTGGCCTGTCGGCGCTGCTTCTTTTTAAGGATATGTGATATGGCTCTTGAGCGTACGACATTTGATGTCATTCCTGCTGCATTGGTCGGCGGGGGGCAGGCGGGCGCCCCGCAAATTCGCCCGCAATCAATGACACGCATCACCGCCGTAGCGACTGCCGCCGATAGCGTAATGCTGCCGTCTGCACTTCCGGGCTCGTTGGTTTTTGTGCAGAACGCGGCGGCGGCGAATGCGTGTGCGGTATTTCCTGCGAAGGGCGATGCGATTAACGCCGGTGCGGCGGATGCCGTGCTGTCGGTCGCGGCTGCCGGAAACGTCATCTTCTTTTGCGCCGTCGCCGGCAAATGGGCCGCGGTTGTAAGCGGATAAGGATTCTATCTCCATGGATTCACGCCCACAGCATAATGCGCCGCACAATGCGCCCCCGCCGCCGGCCCCGGCAAAGCCGAAGCTGCTTGAAGTCAACCTGTTGCGCCGATACGCGCCGCATTGGCTTGTACAAGACGACGGCACCGTTTTGCCGAATGACGGCGGCGTTGCCGCGAACCCACAGGTTCTCGATCCCGGCATCATGAAGCTGCACCATGAGGACGCCGCTATTGCTCTTGGGGCATCCGTCGCACTGCCGACGCGCGCCACCTTCCGGGATTAGTGGTCATGCCAAGCCCGTTCTATGACCCGTTCCATGGCGCGGGGAAAGTTATAAACTGCGGCCCAAACAAAGTTGTCTGGTACGTAGAGCTGGACGACGGCAAGGTCGCGACCTGCGTACAGGAACTCGTTTCTTCGATCATTGAAGATAATCAGCGCGCCCGGGCGGACAGTGCGGGGAGACGCTGGGGCGATGGGGCTGTAGTCGCGTCGATACCGCTCGGATTGTATTTCGACAAGTTGGCACCAGCCAAGCGAGCGGGCGACGACGCTTATGTCAAGCGGGTTCTGAACGATCGCGACTATTACAAACTGCGGACCCGCGACGGGAA